AAGTGCTTGATGTATCTACCCCGCTACTGTTTCTAAGTATTAAAGCGTCATATTCTCCTGAACTGCTTCCTGCAACTACTAAATCAGCGGCAGGATTTGTAATACCAATACCAACATTGCCGCTGGAGTCTATTCGGACAGTTTCAGTGCCACTACTCCCTGTCCTAAAAACAGTGTTTCCTGTGCCATAATTCTGTAAAACCATAGTCCCGTTTTCTTGGAACCAATACCCTGCGTTATCTGCTCCGCTGGTATCTTGAATACAAAAACCCGGAACCGTGCCTTCTGCAACAAGCCCCGTTGTAATTGATGCCTTTGTTAGTGTAGTGCTTGGAGTCGTTTCTCCAATACCAACATTCTCTGACGAATCAATCGTGATCGCAGTGCTTGTTGCGTTATCGTCAATACCCGTAGAACTAAAGCCAGTAAGCGGGTACGTTAAGTCTGCCGAAACAACAGTACCGGCAGGAATTGCTAAACTATTTAATGTAGTAATAGCCATTAACTAATCTCCATTACTCCAGCAACAACATCCAAAGAAGTGGCTGTTCCCGCTTGAACCTTTAAAATATCTGCGGCCTCTAAAATATATTTTTGACCTGCTAAAACTTCTAGCGTTGTATTACCGGGTATTGTTACATCTTCTAGTAGCTGTCGCGTTACAGAGCCTGAAGAATCAGTAAATTGCACCTTAGCAGTAATAGCACTTGCATTCTTATTCGCCAAAGCTACACCAAGAACAACGGTAGTAGTACTTGCAGGTGTTGTATAAAGTGTGTCGTATGAACCACTGCTTACATCAGCGAGTGAAGCATTTTTAAAAGTGTTTGCCATAATTTACCCCAGTGCAATTGCAAGCGCAGTGGCTGTAGAATCTATATAAGCTTTTGCGCTTTGTTGAGTGATTAGTTGAGTTGCAGAATCAGAAGCCATATCATCTTCGTCAAGTACCGCTGTACCAGAAACGCTAGTATTCAATACCGCAGATGTTAAAGTTTTGTTTGTTAATGTATCAGTTGTTGCTCGACCAACCAAAGTATCAGTAGACGTTGGCAGTGTAAGCGTACCCGTATTACTAATCGTAGCAATAACAGGAGTAGTAAGTGTTTTGTTTGTAAGGGTTTGAGTACCCGTAAGCGTAGTCACAGTTGAATCAATTGCAACAGTCAGCGTATTTGTCGCGCCAGTTGTATCAATACCCGTGCCACCAGCAATCGTAAAAGTTTCAGAGTCTAGATCAATGCTTAATGCACCACCAGAGTCACCCTGAAAGTCTAAGTCTTGTGCAGTTACTTGAGAGTCTACATAAGCTTTGACTGATTGTTGTGTAGGCACAAGCGTTGCAGAATTAGATACCATATCATCTTCATCTACAAAGGCCGTAATAGTTATTGTACCGTCTGATAGGCTTCCGTAAGTTATAGTGCCTAATGTTGTAATAGCTGATGAGCCATTATCAATAGCTCCAAACCCTGAAGTAATAGAACCAGCATTTAAGGCTCCAACAGTCGTTACGTTTGGAAGAGTATCTAGTGCAGACTCAAAATAAGTTTCAAAGTCTGTAAGAGCTACTTGCACCATTACGCCTGCATCGTTGACTACAACACGGTCAGCATCTGCAAGCGTAGTAGATGTAGCAGTTGTACCACCATCTACAATATTTAATTCAGTAGCCGTAGAGGTAATTGCAGTTCCGCCAATAGACAGCGTAGAAAAATTACCTGTAGAGGCTGTTGTAGCTCCAATAGTTGTATTATCAATTGTGCCTGCATTAATATCAGCAGTATCAGCTACAAGGCTATCAATGTTGGCTGTACCATCAATATAAAGGTTTCGCCACTCTTTTGTAGAACTTCCTAAGTCATAAGTATCGTCAACATCTGGAGTAATGTGTGAGGCTACGTCAGCCGTCAGTGTTATGCTGTCGGTGTCTGCATCGCCAAACGTAAGGTTTCCAGAGATTGTCGCATTGCCCGTAACAGTCAGATTACCACCAACGCTCAAGTCATTAGTTGCTGTAACATTCCCTGTCAGTGTAGAAGTGCCTGTTACAGCTAACGTAGAGCTTAGTGTAGCCGCCCCAGTGACACCAAGGGTACTGGATAGGGTTGTAGCTCCCGTCACTCCTAGAGTGCTAGAGAGCGTTGTAGCGCCTGTTACGCCAAGAGTTGTTCCAACCGTAGCGGCTCCATCAACTGTCAATGTATCAATAGTTGCTGTGCCGTCTAAATAAAGATCTTTAAACTCTAATGAGCTAGTACCAAGATCAATGTCGTTATCAGTTACAGGTACAATAGCACCATCTTGAATACGAATTTGTTCTACAGCGGCACTAGAAACTTCTACAAAAAAGCCCCAACGATTGTTAGTGCTATCTACAACAATTTTATTTAAAAAGTCTAAGTCACCAATCTGAGGTATATTACCGCCTTGACCGGCTGTTCCATCGTGTCGGTGTCCAGTAGAAGTTGAACTGCTACTAGAATAATTAAAAGCGTTTTCTAATTGGTTATATTCATCATTAAATAACGCAGCAGTAATTGTATCGCCATCACTAAACGTGCTTTGTCGTGTATAATTTTGAGCCATTATTATCTCCTACCTGATGGCATATAGTCGATGTAAAAACCATTGACAGCAAAAGAACTATTTTTATCGTTTGTTCTAAGTCTTAAGCTAATTGTGTTTGCACTGCCTTCAACTGTTTGACGAATCATTGGGTCGTTTGTTCCACCAAATGTAGCTGATCCAAATATAGATGTTCCAAAAATTGCTGGGATTGGAATCGTTGTAATTGGGTAATCACTTGGCTGAACAATTTCAGTAGACTTATAATCGTAACGAATCCTTAGTGTTGGCGATACTTCACCTTCAGGCGAAAAAGAAGTTCTTACATATTTAAAAGTTTTTCTTGTACCGATATCGCCACAGTCTAGATCAGTAGTTTCATAAGTAGCTAATATATTTTGTTCTGTTCCATCGTATACAAAACTTGTACCCGTATCATGGTTATAAACATAACCATCTTTATCGCCATGATAGATTTTTTCAATTCCGGTATAGTCAATTGTTGAACTCAAACCAAAAGCTTGAATACCTTCTACTTCAGACCATTCAAAGGCTTGACCAGTAAAAGTTCCTATTACACCTTTGCCTGCTCCCGGTGAGTCCGTTGCTTCAGAATAAAAAAGCCTATACTGTGACTTAGATCTTAAAACTGCACTATCAATTACATACGATGAAATGTTTGTTGCAATTGACGATATAATATTTTGTATTTGTCTTGAAATAGAACTTAACTCTGTATCGCCAATTCGTGCTGTACCTGCAACGGTTCGGATACCGTCAGGCGCTAAAAATACTAGATCACCTCCAATTTCTTGAATGCTATATGCACTAAGACAGCCTACGTTTTCTGCAATAGGATCAATACGAGTATTTGAAGGCGTATTTATTTCTACAAGTTTATGTATGCTATTTTTTGCAAAAACAATAAGATCAGTACGAAAACCCTTTAAGCCTTGTATTTGATCTGATATAGTTACTGAACCTGCTCCAGAACCTGTAAAGTTATCTGGATCGTTATATACACTAAAATATACAGTATTTAAATTATCCCCAACACCTGCCACACATAAATGATGGTCGTGAACTGTAATATATTTTACACCGTTTGAACCATCAACTGTAATTTCATAAGCAAAAAAAGTACGAGTGTTTAAAGCTCCTGTACCTTCCATGCGAAAAGAATAAATTTTATTTGCGCCATCTGCAATAAATATTTCGCCATAATCAAAGTTAGCGCCTTCAAACACTGCAAACTGACATTGACCTTGATTTGTTCGTGTTAATGTAGAAAGGCCTGTAAAAGTTGAATAGTTATCACCACCTACAGACACTGAACTACGATTTATTTGTAGCCATGTAATGCCATCATTACTAAAAAATATATCAGTACCTGAACAAACTATGACACCATCAGCGTATGGAAAAGTTCCTAAAATACGATTTGTACTGTTAGGCCTTGTTGATGAAGCACCGCCAAACTCTGTAAAACCGCTAATACGACGATAGCCGCCATCTGGGTCTACTTCAAAGTTTGTTAGCGTTGTTGCAAATCCCGGCTGGCCTAAAAGCTCAAGAGAGTTTAGGTTTGTATTTAATCCACCACGACAAGAAAAACCAAAAGCCTGAGACATTAAACAAACCTCACACGATCATCTTTAATGTAGAAAGGTTCAGGAACCATTAAGTTTGTTTTCATTAGTCGTAAGCTACGACGATATTCTTCGTTAGCTAGGGCTGCAGGCTGAACAGCTTCTTTAAATTGATGTACAAAATATCTAGCTCTTGCTAAAAGAACAGGCTTGTACACATCAGGAAAAACAATTTCATCTGAATAAGCTGACAGTTGTGTAGGCTGATTGTACGCATAAAACCAAACGCGATATACTTTATCGGGTATTGGGCTTAGGCCTAACATACGCCCATCGGGACTACGAATAACGCGCTTAGGTTCACCACCGTTTGCGTTTTCTGCATCATCGGCATTTTCTTTGGTTCGATAAAAATCTTTCCATTCTTCGATGGTTGTAAATCTTAAGTTTTTTGCTGTGTAAGGGGCTGATTCGCCCGATACACCAACCGTTGTCAAATAAAAATTATCCCAATCAACAGATCCATAGTCATTCAAAATAGAATCACTTGCTGGCTTTAGCTCGTACCAACGAGTATTTGCAACAGTTTCTATATATGTGTTACCATACATAGGATCAGTTGTTCCACTATTACCTACAGACAAAAAAGGCCACTGTGGTTCTTCAAGGACAATATCAAGATACGCCCTGTTAATACAATCTTTTGCATGAGCCTGCACACCAATTGCAGAAGAAAAATTACTAGTAGTCAGCGGGACTTCATTCATTTCTCGCAAAAGCTCATTTGTTAGCTGTAAGTAATTAGTTGCCATTATTTTTTATGAACCTTTTGAATTGGAAAGTCTACGGCTTTAGAAGCTCCTTTGTGGGCTTTGTAACCGTCTTTAGGATCTTTCATTAGCTTAAAGCTTTTACCGCTTTTCATCCAATGATAGCCTTCTGGGGCTTTTACTTTCATTTTTGACGCATAGACTCGTTATAGTCCATGCCCATACAAGCCTTTTCCATATCACGAATATTGCTGTAGACTTTACCACCTTCAGCTTTTTCCATGCGATAACCACCCATCATGTATGGAGAACGGGCTTTACCGCCAGAGCCGTATGCTTCTTTCTTTTTTTTCCTCATCATCATACTGCTTTCTCCTTCTTACCAAAAATACGGTCATAGTTGTCTTCGTATTTTTTGCGATCTTCGTTTTTTAAATACTGTCCACTTATTTTTATTTTTTTTGTGGGACTCATCCTAATAGGATTTTTTTCACTTCCAATCTGTGGCATATCTATCTCCAGAAAAGAAAAGGGGGAGTATTTCATCCCCCTATTGTTTTTAGTCGATACCGTAGAAAGCCGAAACGAGGGCTTCTGGACGAAGTACTTTAGCACCATATACATGGAGGCCGCGTACAATATCACCAAAACTTGATGGATCACGAATCACTTCTGTATTCACGATGGTCTGTGCAGTACAGGTGGATGAGATGTGTCCAGCAATACACTTACCAGCCGCCGCTGTAGTCGACGCAATGTTGTTGGTCTTGTACATATCAAAACCACGCAACTTGCCAGAGCTTACCAAACCATTACGGATGGAGCCTTGGCCTGCATTGAAATCAACGCTCAAGAGCTTAGAGCTACTTTGTACCAGTTGCTCGTAGAACTCAGGATTAGCAAGGAACCAACGACCTTCTTCTGGAATGTTCTGCTCATCAAGCAGACGCGCCATGTGTGAAAGAACGTCAATAGGATCATGCTCACCAGAAGCGTAGCCGATGTCGAGGTTACCAGTACCGTCGAAAGTACCAGCCGCCAAGTCAGTAGCATTATCAGAACCAAGGATGTGGTTCGGAGTAGCCGCAGAAACGCCAGCAAACATAGCGGCAATTACACCTTCATCAAAAGCATCACGCAGTGCGTAAGCGGCTGAAGAAGACGCGACTTCCTTAAAGTTGACATGAGACATAGAAGTTTCGATATCATCAACGATGAACTTGAATGCGTTCGCCGTATCGACAACGAGGCTGACTTCTTGATCGGTCAACTTAGTTGAGGTTACGTCTGCACCACGCTCGTACTGATAGACGGTAATTACCGGCTCTTTAATAATACGTACTGTATCACCAAAAGCAGTAATTTCACCAGCATAGTCGGTGTTAGTGATAGCTTCCGCTACTGAAGACTTCCGAAAGAAGTTAAGTACCTTCTTGGAATAGACAGCAGGAAGGAAAAACGAGTTATTCTGACCCGCTACAGAGTTTGCAAAGTTCGCATTTGTATCTGTAGTTGGTTCAAAATATTGATCTGAAACATTATAAGCCATTATTAAAATCTCCTAAAAGACAAGTTTATCTTGCTACCCGTCCTTCTTCGATGGCACGATCAATTTCCTTTTCGTAACGATCATACTCATCCATAGACAGGGCGGCAATTTCCCGTTGCGTCCAAATCTTGGCTTCGCGTGGTTCAACGCCGGTAGTCTTTGTTGATACCATATCAGCCGCATTGGACTTTGAAAGTTGTGACGGACGAGAAGATTTCTTAATAGCAATATTATTTTCCATTTTATAAAGATCTATTGCACGACTAGCTAATCCAACATTATCTGGGTTTTTGTAGATCCAACGTTGAATTTCTTCAGGTTGAGTCTTAGCCCATTCATGAAAGTTGTCATTACCCCTGATATCTTCAAAGTCAGGGTGTCGCTCTCTAAGAGCTATTTCAGCATCACGCTTTGAGATTTCGGCCTCACGCATTTCAATTGCTGATAGCTTTTTTTGAAGGGCATTCATTTGCTCTTCGCTTCGCATATGAGCAACTGTTTCGACAGTATCATATAGATCTGGATACTCTGATTTAAAGCGTTCAAGTTCTTCAGCACTTTTTGGCGGTTGATACTGCGGTTGAGCAGATCGTGCCATAGCCTCTAGTTCTTGTTCACGTTGCTTAAACTCAGAGATCTTAGTATCATAATGTTTTTTTAGATCGTCATACCTTTTCTTATAATTGGTACGAGGACGTTGTTCTTGTTGAGGGGTTCCGGTATTTTCGGAAGTAGCCTCATCTTCCTCAAAAAATAATGAATCTGCACTTTTAGTAGCTTTATTGTCTTGTTCATGCCAAGACTTTCTAGCATTGTACGGATTCGCTTGCTCTTCTTCACTCATGTCACTTCTCCTTTATGGGGCTTGTTGTCTTTCAAGGTGGCTGTATTAATGCGCTATTTAATACAGGGTCTTGATACTACAAGGTGGCCTCAAGGTTATAAAATAATAAGGGGCTAGAGGTTCTAGGTAGCCTTATCGGTTCATAAGACTAGGCATTCGGCTTGCGTAAAGCATTTGACGCTCTACATCGTCTGCAGTTTCCTTTTGAACAGCATATGGACTTGTAGTGTCCATAATTTGTCCTTGAGGATCTTCAGCCATTCCACCTTCTGCCATAGCCATCAAACCGCCATCATAAGCACGTTCTGCATCATCCATCATAACTTGGAGATTGTCTGCGCCTAGTTGGTCGGTCGCCTTTCTGGTGAAAACAAATTCACCATCCGATAACCTTGCGGGTATCGAATCTGATATACCAGTACCGGGGCCTTCAACTTCCCCAGCACCAGCAAATTCTGTTGCACTAAGAATTACTTTATCTAAAATTTCTTCAAGGCGAGGATCATCATCCAAAACTTTAAATAAATATTCTTGTTCGTCTTTTTCTAAGATTTCTTGAGTAACAAAATCTAAATACTCTTCTTCCATCTCATCGTCAGGAAGCATATCTTCGGCCTGCTGTTCGGCCTCTTCTGGGCTAATATTGTCGTATGTATCTTCTGGAATTTCAGCAGGCATCATAATAGCAATGGCTGTTTCACCGCCTTCAGCTTTTACTTCGCGTGGGCCAAGAGAAGCACCGACATCAGGAAGATCACTGCCAAAAATTTCAAGATCTTCGTCTGAAAGATTATTCATAAACATTCGTGCGTCTTTAGCATCAAGAGTATCTGCATAGTCAAAAATATCATCAACGCTATCAAACATTTCTAAATTTTTAGCTACGTCTGCAGGATTCATACCACGAGCCATTTCAACTGCATCTGTCATTGACTC